GATGGGCATTCCAGTGGGAGAATTTACGCCTGGAAAAGGCCAAGATAAAATCAGCCGTGTTAATGCTGTGTCTGATTTGTTTAATGGGGGCGTGGTTTGGGCTCCTGATAGACGGTGGGCGCATGAAGTTATCGAAGAATGTAATGATTTTCCGTCCGGCGCCAATGATGACTTGGTCGACGCAACAACATTAGCTCTTGCTCGGTTTAGGCAAGGTGGATTTATACGGCTACCCAACGATGAAGAAGAAGACATTCAGATATTTAGGGGCCACAACAAAAAGAGGTATTATGCGGTATGAAAAAATTAAAAAAACACTTTAAAAAAATAATTAAAAGTATTCAAAACTTTGTGTATATGATATTGTACGTGATTAAGAAGAACCTACAAAAAGTAATTAAAAAATTAAAGGTAAATTGACATGGCAGATGTAGATAAAGGATTATATGCAGCTCCAGTAGGAATTGAAGAGATAGCCGAAGAAGAATCGGAGCTTGAAATAGAAATAGTTGACCCAGAAGAGGTTACGATTAGAACGGAAGACATGGAACTGACAATTGATCCGGATGCAATGGACGATTCGTTTGGGGATAATTTAGCTGAAGATTTAGACGATAAATACATGGCGGAGCTATCTTCTGATTTACTTGAAAATTTTACTAATGACCTTAATTCAAGAAAAGATTGGCTTGATACGTATGTCGACGGGTTAGAGTTATTAGGATTAAAACTCGAAGAGCGCAGTGAACCGTGGGAAGGCGCATGTGCTGTATATCACCCACTTCTTTCCGAAGCATTAGTTAAATTCCAAGCTGAGACTATGATGGAGACTTTTCCAGCTGCAGGCCCTGTAAAAACTTCTATTATTGGTAAAGAAACAGACGAGTGTTTAGAAGCTGCTGCTCGTGTACAAGAGAATATGAACTATCAGCTTATGGATTGCATGCCTGAGTACCGACCTGAACATGAGAGAATGTTATGGGGATTAGGTTTAGCAGGAAATGCATTTAAAAAAGTTTATTATGATCCCGCTTTACAAAGACAAGTGTCTATTTTTGTACCAGCTGAAGATATGGTGGTGCCTTATGGCGCATCTAACTTAGAAACAGCTGAACGTGTAACGCATGTTATGCGTAAAACAAAACAAGAACTACATTATCTACAAGAAATGGGCTTCTATCGTGATACCGAACTAGGCGAGCCAAGCTATGACTTAGATGAGGTAGAGAAAAAAATAGCTGAACAGATGGGCTTTGATGCTACTAATGATGACCGATATAAAATATTAGAAATGAATGTTAACCTTGACTTAGAAGGTTATGAAGACAAAAAGAAAGGCAAAAAAACAGGAATCGCACTCCCTTACATAGTTACTATAGATAAAGGCACTACTAGTATTCTATCTATCCGCCGTAATTATAATCAAGACGATGATTTAAAAAAACGCCGTGAGCATTTTGTTCATTATGGCTATATACCTGGATTTGGATTTTATTGTTTTGGGTTAATACATTTAATCGGAGCATTTTCTAAATCAGGAACTATGTTGCTTCGTCAGTTAGTAGATGCCGGTACGTTATCAAACTTACCTGGCGGATTTAAAACTAGAGGACTACGTATTAAAGGTGACGATACTCCTATCGCTCCAGGTGAGTGGCGTGATGTAGATGCTGCGTCTGGAACACTTCGTGATAACTTAATGAATCTACCATATAAAGAACCAAGTCAAGTGCTTGCCGCTTTGATGGATAAAATTATTGACGAAGGTAGACGTTTTGCTACTGCAGCAGATATGAAAGTATCTGATATGTCATCTAACTCTCCTGTAGGTTCTACTCTTGCAATACTAGAACGAACTCTTAAAGTAATGTCGGCAGTTAATGCTCGTATTTACTATTCAATGAAAAAAGAGTTTGGATTACTTAAAACTTTAATACGAGATTACACTGATCCTAACTATAGATATGATCCCACAACAGGAACACCTGGTGCTAAACAAGAAGACTACGATAAAGTAAATCTTATACCTGTAGCTGATCCTAATGCTGCAACTATGGCACAGAAAGTTGTGCAATACCAAGCAGTGATGCAAATGGCACAGCAAAATCCTGATATATATGATTTAAAAGAACTTAATAAACAAATGCTTGAGATATTAGGCGTTAAAAATATTGCAAAACTTATTCCTACTGATGATGACGCTAAACCTTTAGATCCTGTGTCTGAAAATATGAATATGATGAATGGTACTCCAGTCAAAGCATTTTTACCACAAGATCATAAAGCACATATTCAAGTTCATACGGCATTCCGTGATGATCCACTTGTTCGACAAATGGTAGGACAGAATCCTAAAGCTCCTCAGCTGCAAGCAGCTATGGAAGCTCATTTAGCTGAGCACATTGCCTTTGAATATAGAAGACAGATTGAACAACAGCTTGGTGTACCACTTCCTAAAGAAGGAGAAACTCTACCGGAAGATATTGAGAATCAAGTCGCACGACTTTCTGCAGAAGCAGGTGCAAAACTCTTACAGCTCCATAAAGCTGAAGCACAGCAACAACAAGCACAGCAACAAGCAGAAGATCCATTAATTCAAATGCAGAAACAAGAACTTCAGATTAAACAAATGGAAGCGCAAGCTAAATCACAAAAAATGCAAGCTGATACGCAACTAGATGCGGCTAAATTAGAACTAGAAAGACAGAAACTAGAAGTAAATACTCAACGTGATGTGATGCTAGAGCAAGCAAGAATTACTTCTAATGAAACTATTAAAGGTGCTGAACTTGGCGCTAAAGCTGTAACTGATGATAAAGATGTTAAAGCAAAAGAATTACTCGAAGGAGCTAAAATGGGTGTTGAGGTAGTAAAAGCTAATGCCGATATAGCACTTCGACAACAAGAATCTCAGCTTAAGAATGAGACTGCTGCTCATGAGCAGAAGTTAAAAGATAGAGCTCAGATAGAAAAAACTAAACTTGAGGATGAAACTAAACTAAACGAAAGGGAATAATATGATAGAGAAAGAAACGCTTATGCTTTTATCCAGCCAGATAAAAGAAAGACGCAACGAATTAACAGAAGATATGGCTAGAGGCACCGCTGACCTTGCAGGTTATCAACATGCATGTGGACAAATTAGAGGGTATGATACGGTCCAAGTGATGATTTCTGATTTGTTAGTAGTCCATCAAAAAGAAGAAGAAGATTTTGAATCTACTCCTACAGATAGTGTAGTTAAAATGGACACTAAAAGGAGGGATAAATGAGTATAGCCACCCCTGACAAAACTATAGTCTCCAGTTCTGGAGCACCTATTAAAAATAAAAATACTGAAACCACTGATAATACAAAAGTGACTGAAGATGAAGCAATTGCAAAGTTGACTACTCAGTTACCTGATGTCAAAGGCTATCGCATATTATGTATGGTGCCTGAAGCAGATGAAAAGTATGAAAGTGGTCTTATTAAATCAGATTCTGTAAAGCAAATACAAGAGCATTCAACGGTGGTTTTATTTGTTATGCAGCTAGGAGATTTAGCTTATCAAGATGAAGCTAGGTTTCCGTCAGGCGCTTGGTGTAAAGAAGGTGACTTCGTTATAACTCGTGCTTATGCAGGAACTAGAATTAAAATTCACGGAAAAGAATTCCGCATTATTAACGACGATACCGTAGAAGCAGTGGTCGATGACCCACGCGGATACGAACGCGCATAGGAGATTGATATGGCAGAGATAATTAATGAAGTGCCCGAAGAACTAGAAATGGAGGGTGAAGAAGTCGAAGTGGATTTAGATAAAAAAAGTACTAAGCTTGAAAAATCCACCGCAGACGTTGAACGCGTAGAACCAGAAAAACCTAAACAAGCTCAATTAGATTTAGAGGTGGAAGAGGAAGACGACACGCCTCCTGAAGATCAAGGCAAAGAACCTTTACCTCAAGAAATGGTAGAGGAGTTAGAAAAAGATACTTTAGAGGATTATTCTGAGCGTGTTAAACAACGCATGTCTCAACTTAAAAAAGTGTGGCATGATGAAAGACGAGCTAAAGAAGAAGCAGCGCGTGAAAAAGAAGAAGCTATTGCTTACGCACAAAAAGTGTATGAGCAAAATAAAAGACTTCAAACTACGTTAAGCACAGGCGAAGAAGATTATATTAAGACATTAGTAAAATCTGCTGAAAGTGAATTAAATTTAGCCAAACGAGATTATCGTGAAGCTTATGATGCTGGCGACACAGAGAAAATAATTGAAGCTCAAGGAACTAATAAGGTTATAGATATAATAGATATTGCGGTGTATGGTCAATTCGGTTCTG